CGAGCCTATGTTATATTTCGGGCACAGATCCCATTGATCTTTTTCTTTAAATGAAAGGATCTTGATCTGACGTAATGGGGCTAAGAGCTGAGGATTACCCGTTGAAATTTCAATTAGGCCCCAGTCACTTAAAAGGGTTGCAATAGTATTCCTACGAGCAACATCATTCTCTTCTAGGTTTGACTTTTTACCATCTAATAGAAATAGCTCTTTGAAATGAACGATGAAATATCGTCCCTGTTTGTGTAAGATGTGACACGATTGATATAGCTTCCGATCCTTACGAGAAGCCACCCCGATACGGGTCAAGGTTTCTTTTACTTTTAAAAAATCATCTGGGTTCGCTAGGGTTACCTCAAGCATTGCTCTAGGCTCCCATTCGTATAATTTACTTTCTTCCATAATCGAATTCCGCTTCTTATATTTTATAATTTATTACATGATATATTTCATGACTATATTATTTATATAAATTGGATCTTATGGATTTCGGCCGCCACGAAGATTTACCCTTAGAGCCTCAACTTGTTCCTTTGTTAGGATGGACAATACTTCGAGTGCTCTAGTAGTATTATAACCGTAGGATTCTTTTACCGTATCAATATCCTTATGAGGATTCGATTTGGCCCACTTAGAGAATCGCTTCTTCTTTCGAATCCCATTAAGATAGAAATCGAACTGAAGCCGATTATCCAAATGGTGGTTTTGATTCATTTCATTTGCAAAGAGTACGGTATCAGGGAAATATGAAAGGGATCGGTTAACGACAAATGGCACATATGCCTTTTCATCGATATCATCTGTCATGATATCTTTTTTATTCATATTGATAGCGTTTAGGTAATCGAACGGGCTTTTACTCATACGTTTTCCTAAAATGGGATTTCGTCTACTAGGATCCGCGAAAGATATTGGATCCGCATGACATCCATTACAATATCATGAGCTGGGTCATGTGCAATGAATTTTTCCTCTAGCCCCTCGGGAATGAATTTATTATTAATATCCTCGCCCCATGCCATCCCATCGATAGTGCTTCGGGTGTCTCGAGTTACCCACCATGGATGAGGCATCGTATCTCCAAATTGCTCGCAGGCGAATTGGATAAACACTGGATCGAAAGTGTTACTACGGGTATACGCCACATCTACCGGACCCGTCACATTACTAATGAACCAACTATATAGTTCAGATAATGACACATCATCCTTACGGGGGGCTAATTGCTTCTGGGCCGATGGCGGTTGATCCTTCCACCAGTTTAGGGTATCGGGCGCGATATGTCGCCCATGCTTCTTTACCTGTGATTCTACATCAAATTTGACGAGCTGTACATCCTCTAGTAAACCTTCCCATGTATAAGGTTTACCGTATTTAAGACGATTTAAGTCAAACTCCAAGAGAGCCATGGATACGATCACGCCTCTATATTGGTCTTGACTTAGGGTCTCAATATCGTAAATAATTGCCATTATATAAACTCCACACTACTCATAATTTCGGTTAAACAAGCAACAACATTCAATTCATGATCCGCTACAAATGCAGTTTTATGTTGATAGTCAGCAAGGATTAATACCAAAGCAGGTATTGACTGTGCCTTAACTTTATCATTCATCCTATCATAAATTGCTCGGAAGATCGCAGACGGCTCAGTGTCGATATTCTCTACCACCCATTTTCGCATCGCTTTGAAGTCTTTCTTCTTAAGCGAGATGAATAAGGAATTGTAGGACACGTCACTGATATTCACCAGAATACCTGCGTCAATTTCACCAGAGATTGCGTATCGCTGGCATTCGTTAATCACTCGACGCCAATCAGGCGCATACTTGATAATCAACTCTGCAACAGGTTTTGTATCATATTTGACATTTTCCTGTTCTAGAATATATTTCATCCGTTCAAAGAATCCAGCGGCAAGATCCGCCATCTCCTTACGAGTGGTATTAAATTCGTAAATCGAACATCTAGAATGGAGGGGTTCGATAATACGGTTCTTGAAATTCGCAGTCAGAATAAATCGACAGTTATTAGCAAACTCCTCAATGAATCCACGAAGAGCCGGCTGTGTCGAGTTAGGATTTAGGTAATCCGCCTCATCTAGGATAACAACCTTATATCCACCCTGCAAAGAGATGGTTGAGGCAAACTGTCTAATCTTACCGCGAAGGGTATCAATGTTACCATCCTCCGACCCGTTGATAACAATGTAATCGAGATTCAATTCGTTACACAGGGCCTTTGCTACCGTGGTTTTACCCAAGCCAGCAGTACCTGTAAACAACATATTGGGAAGTTTTCCCGTTACAACTAACTCATTAAAAGTCTTTTTTAGACCGGGAGGGAGGATGGTATCCTCCACTTTATTGGGGCGATATTTTTCACACCAAAGGAAATCATCTGACATATTTTCACCAATGCATTATGTATTATGTATGTGACGTTAAGTGGCTTAAGGCCCGATATATCAGGCGCTCTCGTCTGGTTGATCCTCCAAAGCCTGTTCGGCAAGCTGTTGTAGTAGGCTACATTGATCACGAAGTCGACCAATTGTGCTAAGTTCTTCGCCCTTAAATCCACCACGTTGAGTAATGGTATCGATCACCGCTACGGTGCTTCGGGCGACTTGGTTGGCGTTGTTCGCAAGATCTGACATATTATTCTCCATATTTACTTGTTTTTTCTAGCGCTACAAAATATTCAATTGAAAGATCTGATTCTTCAGATTTAAAGTGAGCAACCAATGAGGAAGAAATCTCTACATTATACGTAGTCGAAATTAGCTTTTTTAGGTTGCCAATATTAAAGACAAATTTAAAATCTGCCGATGTGTTATATTTACCGGAAATTTCAATCGAATAGGTGTTACCTGTGTTATTATCCTCATCAAATACCGTAAGGACGAGTATCCCATCTGATGGGGTAACCGATACACTTCCGTGTCCGAGCGCCCCTGCTGCAGATTTAAGTCGGTTAAGGGTTTCGGTGTCAAGTCGGAATGACACATCACCTTCCGGCATCTTTACATCGCGAGTTGGGGTAGTAAGATGATTGGGATCAGTAAAGTAGTACTTGATCTTAGATCTACCCGAACCATCGCTAATAGTAGCAAAACCGGCCTCAGGTTTAAAATCAGGGGAATCGACTAGGTTAATTACACTCAGAAACTCGTTTAGATCGTAAATTCCAAATCGAGATGGGAATTCATCGTTAAGCGTAGCCTTTGCGAACACATTCTTGGCTTCGGCAATGGTCTTGATAGAATTACCTTTATCGATGAGAATATTAGGATTGATCTGAGCGAAGTTCTTAAGAACTTGGATCGTATTATCATTCAGTTGCATCATAAACTCCATTAGATATTTAATAATTATAACACAAAATTAGGAATTATGTAACCCCCAAAGTTGCGATTTTTGAGAAATTTTTCTCTTTCACAAATTCAATCTTTCGCTTGAATTTACCATCTAGGATTTCCCCCTTATGGCTAATCACGAAAGTATTAGTATCATCCTCAAGGGTATACAAAATCTTCATCAAGTTATCTACGCCCTCATGGTCCAAAGAGGAGTCAAAGGTCTCATCCAATAATAGAAGATTGGTGGATACACTGTTCTTCATTTTAGCGATCATGCGCCAAGTGAATAGTAGAGCTAAATCAACCCGCTGTTTTTCACCTTCTGAAAACGAATCGTAAGAAAACGCGTCGCGGTGGCGAGATCTGATAGTTTCCTTGAACTCCTCGTCTAGATCGAAATGCACGAAAAAATCTAGGGTTTGCAGATACTGGTTAACCAATTTATTAATGACCGGCAGATATTGCTTGATAACTTTCGTTTTGATACCGGTGTCCCTTAGCATCTCTGCAATGCATGCATTATAGCTATATGATTCATTCTCCTGGAATTTACTATTACGAAGATCTTCGCGCGTAGAATGAAGCTCTTCCAATTCGCACTTGGCAGTATTAAGATCCCCACCCCGAACTGATAGCCGCTCGATATCTTTATTAAGAGTATCGATGGTCTTCTGAAGCCTACCGATCTCCTGATTATTACCGCGGATTTTGAATTCCTCTTTTCTAAGCTCATCAACCTTTTCGGAAAACCGAGTGATCTCGTCCGCAATTTTGCCTGCTTCATCTTCAGCTTTTGTTAATGCCTCTTGTAGAGTAGTGGCCTCTTTCTTTAC